TCTTACAAAAGAACAACTGAACTTTATTAAATCTAAACTTGATATTGGAGGAAGACAATGAGCGTTCTTAAGGAACCTGATGTGAAATGGAATCCTGACCAGATGGTCGAAGTGACACTAAATGAACCAGACGACTTTTTGAAGGTAAGAGAAACATTAACTCGTATTGGTGTAGCATCAAGGAAAGAAAAGAAAATATATCAATCTTGTCATATATTACATAAACAAGGACGGTATTTCCTTGTACATTTTAAGGAGCTCTTCGCCCTTGATGGCAAGCATGCGAACCTTACAATTAATGATGTTCAGAGAAGAAATAGAATAGTTCAATTATTAGTTGATTGGGGATTAATAGGTATTGTTAAATCAGAATCAATACAAGATGTTGCACCTCTTAATCAAATAAAAGTATTATCTTACAAAGATAAGGGTGACTGGATTTTGGAGACTAAGTATAATATTGGATCTAAAAAGAAGAAGGTAGAGGAAACCGTACAATAATATTGTTGACATACTTTTTATCATAATATAAATTAATAGTATCGAACCCAATTAAGGGAAAGATTCACATTCTTCTCTAACACACTGAGACGATGTTGCTGTAGAGTATTAGCTATGGACTGATTAGCACACAGTTTGTGCATCACAAAGGAGAATTCCTATGTCCAACTCTTATGAGTTGCCCAAAAGTCCTATACCATTTTTGGATGGACACCAACCCTTAAACCTTGATCCTGCTAGAGGTGGAGAACCCATAGTAGTCAAGAAGACACCAAACATAATGGGGTTGCAGCAGGTCGTGGTCAAGTACGCATTAAACGTAGCACCAGAAAACTTCCAACGTCCTGAGTCATGGTCAAAAGAAGACCAAAAAGCATTTTTTATATCTCTGTGTATGGACAGAGTTGAAGGTGTAATCGTTATAGTGGATGTGGAAAACGCACTATACAAACTTCAACAAGTAGCTCCAGATGACAGAGCAATCTCAAACATATACGAACCCATCCTAGAAGCTGGACTTGAGTATATCGTATTAGACGGAAACAACCGTCTTCAGTTCTTGATCAATTTGATCAATGGAATTTACTCAATCCCAGAGGGAAGATATGGATACATCAGAGATCCTCAAGATCACTCCATATCAGTATTCACAGTAAAACGTAACAAAAACAAGTTTTCTGACTTACCCAAACCAGTTCAACGTACGCTTTTGAACAGACTCATTATTATTAGTGAGTATACTCAAATCGGTTATGATGGACTATCAGAGGTATTTTTGAATACTAACAGTGGTGTATTTCCAAACCCACAAGAAATTCGTAACGCACTCAACTCACCTTGGGCAGATTTCGTTAGAACACTTCGTTCAGAAATGCCACAGTTACTTGGACACATGTTTAAGAACTTTAAGAAGCGTTACTGTGGTGATGACTGGATCGTTGACTGCCTTGACTTTGTGTTAAATGTTGCAGATGTTGATCCCGAAGGTGAGAAGGAGACTACATATTCTCCAATATCACAATCATCAAAGACCAAACTTTACAAGAGTGATTTCTTGAGTTCTGCTGAACAAATCAGAATCCGAGATACCTTTATTGATCTTGCATCTTTCTTAGATCAAATGATCGATGAAAAAATAACTAAAGAAGATAAGAAACTTCTTAAAAGAAAATCACTCATACAGAACTTGTTCTACATGATGTACAATGGTCTCACAACCTATGAACAAATACAAGAAGCTGTAGAACTACATGACAAAGCTTACTTCGATAAGAAGAATACATTCTATCCTAATTGGAGTAATGCACATGATGATTTACAGTTCGATGATCTAACCTTCAAGAATGCATGTGAAGGTTCTCGTGCAATAAACATGGAGTTTCGTTGCTTGCAGTTAAGTAAGATCATAAGTCAGGTCTTAGGAACTGAGTTAAATAAAGCACTAAATCTATAGTGCTCAATCATGGGGGGTAAATACTACCCCCTTTTTTTGTATTATGTGTTATAAATATAGATGAATGCCGAAAGGGTTCAATTAATAAAGTCGCTTTAGGAGGACACTATGACTTCACTACAAAGGTATCACTCTGCAAACTTACCAGAGTTGATGAAAATAATTTCTAAGAACGGTATAGGTATGGACGATTACCTTGACCGCTTTTTTAATTCTTTTGAAACCACAACAAACTACCCACCCTACAATCTTATTCATGTAAATAATGTTGAATCTGTACTAGAGATTGCTCTAGCAGGATTCGGTAAGAAAGAACTCAAAGTTTACACTGAATATGGAAAACTCGTTGTCGAGGGAAAAAAAG